CAATAGTTGAAATACCAGCAGCAGACAAAGTGCCATCCAAGAAGTTCGCAGGAACTGGCTCTTGTCCGTTCAATACCAAGGTATAACCACTCATATCGCCCATAGCAGCACCAGTAACGATAGTGCCGCCAGTAACCTCGCAACCGTGTTCCAAACCAGCAACGAAGAAGTTGTTGTTGCGGTCTTCAACGATTACAATCGGACGACCATAGGCCATCAACTTAATTTCCTTGTGTGACTGCTTGCTCAACTTGTGCAAGGTCAAATTCAAGGTCTGGTCGAAGAACGTGGTTCCGTTGTCACGGCTTGAAGTGATTGCCTGCTCGAAAGAGGAGGTTCCTTTCAATTCGTATTTGTAAGCGGTCAATCCGCTTCCCAACGTGTCGATAGCATCCGTGTTGGTAGCATCGTAAGTCACCGTAAGGTTTGCGTAGTTCAAAAAGTAAACCGCATTCAAACCACCTACAACGTCCTTGCAAGGTTCGATACGGCCAAGGGATAAAGCACAAGCCATTTTGTTTTTATTTAGTAAGTTAAAAAAGAAAGGGGTGGGGCGTTATTACACCACCACCCCCTTCAAGGAATTTAAGAACGATTAGGCGTAGTAAACGATGTCGGAACCGATACCGTACTGGATGCCTGCGCTCATACGCATAACCAAGCGGAAGTTCTGTGAACCATCGATGTCGGCCATATCAATCAGGCGAACCTCGTTCTTGTCGCTCAACAAGCCAGTTCCGAAGAACAAGTTGCTCTTTTGAGCAGCAACGATGCGGTTAGAAGACAAACCTTCTGCCAATACAACGGGGATTCCGTCGAAGAACAAAGGCTGGTCGCCGTACCACATAGTACCCTTGTTGTCCAGACCGTTAGCACCCAAGCCAGATGCTCCGAATCCACCCAAAGCACGTACATAGGCCTTGGCTACGTTTTGAGAAACGTACAAGTAAACGTCAGGCTTGCCGTACAAAGCAGCAGGGATAGCGTCAACCACTTTGCCCAATTCAGCGATAACGTTAGAAGCGGTAACGGTAGTACCAGTTACGTCGATAACGTCAGAATCAGCAGCGAACAAAGTTTGGAAACCTGCGAACTGGCCAGAAGATGCGTTAACACCAGCCCAGATGTTTTGCTCAATGCGAGCGGAAACACGCTCGGCAGCGTAAGCAATCAAGAAGTCGGTGAAAGAAGCGGGGATATTCTTGAATGCAGAATAGCCCATTTCAACGGCTTGCCAAGTTTGCTCGAAGTCCTTTTTGCACATTTGCAAGTTAACTTGGAACTCTTCCAAGGTCAAGATGCGCTCGGTCAAGGTAACGGTAGAAGTAGGGTCGAAGTCGCAAGTAGCGTCCTTCAAGATGTCGTCCGTGTTAACCTTTTGGATAACTGACTTGTACAATACGTTGGGCATAACCTCGATGAGGCCCTTGTCCAAGGTAGGTGCGCTCAACAGAGCAGCGGCAACGTATTTACCAGCGAACTCGCCAGCATACGTAGTGGTGATTGAAGTGGTCGTAGCCATTTTTTATGTTTGGGGTTTATTTGTTAAGTCGTGCAAGGACACGGTCAAGGGCGGATTCTGGCGCATTCTGCGACAGGTTTACAACCTCTTTCGTCTTTCCTTCTGGGTTATGTTTAATAGGGGAAGCGGCTGGTACGTCAGAAGACATTTCTTGCTTCTTCTTGTATGCACCCATTTCCTCACGCATAGCGGACAACTCCGCCTTCATTTCCTCAATTAGGGGCATAACCACCTCTTTGATTTTGTCTTCAACAGACGGCTCCATAGCGGCTTCTACCTCTATTTCTACCTCTGGTGTTTCCTCTTCGGCTGCTGCTTCTTTGATTTCGCCAACGATACCTTCTTCGGTAACGACCAAAACACGTCCGTCCTCCATAAGGTATTCACCTACTGGAACTGCGATGCGGTCTTCTTCGCTAACGATAAAGATGGGTTGGCCTGCTTCAAATGCTTCGGCTTCAAGGACAGTGCCATTGTCAAGTTTGGCTTGCGCCAACTTAACTTCTTCTTCTACTGCGGATAGCTCCGCAAAGAACTTGGTGAAAATTTCACTTGCCTTCATAATTCAACTAATTAAATGGTTATTGGATTGTTACAAATTCGGGGCTTTGTTCACTGGCCCTACTCCTTGCGCTCGGAGTGAACCATCGCAGCATTTGGAGGAATAGGTGTTGTTTTTGCACAGGCAGCCACGCTTGCCGTTCTTGGGTGACGTGCGGGATGGTGTCTCTTTCATAATTTACCGAGTTCTTTTAATTTAGATTCAGACCAACGCTTTGCGGCAAGTCCGCCCCATAGCAAGTAGCTAATAGTACCGCACGCTTCGGTATCGCCTTCGTCGTAGTATGTTTCGGCTCTTGATAAATAGGAGTACATACGGCTAATTGTTTCTACGCTTATGGGCTTTCCGTCTGCGAGTTGTTGCGCTCGTATCTTGCCGACTTGCGTAGCGCACTTGTTACCGCCTTTCTCGTTTAGTTCGATGCCTCGCTTTGCGTTATTGCGAACTGCCTCTGGGTAGTCGCTGTACGATTCCATTTCGATTCGCTTCTTGCTTTTTAGGCGGCCATCCTTTTTGATTTTGGCAATAATGTTAGAAAGCAGGAACTCGGCTTCTTCTTCTTCGATGCGTTCCAAGTGGGATTCCATTTGCAGCTTGTCAACAAAGTAGCCCTCTATTGAGAAGCCCTTTACACGGCCTGTTTTAACGTAGTTCTCCCAGACGTCCTCGTTATTTACCTTCATTGAGACCATCCAAGTTCCTTCGGGCAACTCCATTCCGTAAATGGCCGTCTTGTCCTTTTTGGGGTCTTCAATAATCCACGATTCAACAACCGACAAGCCATTAAGCTCCGCTGCGTGTTCAAGTGTTGTGTTGCCTTGGTAGCCACGCATCAAGAATAGTTCGGATGCCTTGCGTACCGTCTCCTTTGAGAAGTAAACGTAAAACTCTTCTCCGCCTTGGTTGCGGTAGATTGTTTTGTTTGGAATCAAAGCTGCGCCCATAAGGATTCGCTTCTCCTCGTCCTGCTTGGCGAACTGTACCTCGTGTTCTTTCGACAACGTAATAAAGTTCTCCTCAATAGCGGGATGCTCAACGATGCTTATGGCGTTAATACCATTAAGCCCTTCCGTGTCCTCTAAAACTAATTCAATTACTTTCATTATCCGAATGTTGCTGTTCTTGCTCTGCGTCTATTTAAGTTCTGTTGTGAAGTAACCTCACCCGCTACCACGTAGGCACGGACTGGGCGATTGTTTACTGCGTTCACCGATTCTGCCAACTGGTTTATACCGCTACGGCCAACGACGTTAAACTGCGGTGCGCTTGGTGCTGAAGGGGCAGCAGACGAGCCACCTCCGTAGTCGGTACTGCCCGTTTCTGGGGATTCAAATTGGCTTCGTGCGATTGCTGCGATTTGCGCTCCGCTAAATGCTGCCGCAAGGCCCGCTTGTACAAATGGATACGCAGGAAAGGCAATAGTGTACGGAGACGCTTGTGCGGTCTTGTATGCGTTCTGCACGGCTTCAATACCACTAACGACCGCAGAAGCAAGGGATAGCTTTTTTTGGAACTCAAACTGCTTCTTTTTAGAGGCCTCGTCCTCACCAGCAAACGCAGCAGATAGTTGACTAATGGCCGACAAACCATCCTTTGCCATTTGGAAGCGAGCAGAGGCAACCTCCTTGTCGAGTTCCTTGCTATTCCTTGCGTACTCTGCGTCTAATACTCCCTTATCCCTTGTTAATTGTAAATACGCATCGTATGCCTCTTGCTGGGCAACGGTTCCCTCTGCTGCTGCATCAAGACGTGCCTTTGCTATTGCTATTTCAATATCGAGGATTTTTGCTTGGGCAGCATATTCGTCTTCGAGTGCCGTTCTGCGATTCTCGCTAAATTGAATAATTACAGATTGCTCACCTTCGATTATTTCGCCATTCTTCAAGAGCAATTCGTTGTACGTCTGCTGCTCTCTGTTTAGCGACATTTGATTCATAAGGAACTCCGATCGCTGGCCAGCAACTCGCTCCTCAATATCTATCAATTCGGTTCGTGCTTGAATCAAGGCAACCTCGTTCTCAATGCTTGGCAATTTGGCGAATTGTGCCTCGGCTGCTGCTACGGATGCTTGCACTAATTCCTTCTCCTTTGCAAGTTGCTCCGTTAGAATATCGCTTACAAGTTGGTTAGCGGAAATTCTATCCTCAATGCTCTTTTGCTCGTCGTCACGGACTTGCCTCGCCTGCTCGGCTAACAACTGGTATTCTAATTGCACCGCCGTGCGTTGGGCCGCTGCTCTTGCTGCTTCTTTTTCAAGTTGTACAACTTCGGAAGCGTCCGAAATAACTGTACCCAAGTTTAATGCCGTGCCTTTGGTGAAACTATCAATGATCCTGGAGACGGTTAATTGAACCGCTCCGAGGGCGGTGTTGAAAATATCGACTACGGCTTGGTTAGCAGCAAATGCCTCCGTAGCCGTATCAAGGGCAACCGAGACAAGGGCGATACTCTTTGCGCTATTGGCTAATTCCTTGAAAGAGCTGTTGGTCTTCTCAACTTCCCTTTGAACACCCTCAACGGATTTCTCGGTTTTGTCAAAGGCGGTCTTGGTAGTCTTGCCTACCTCCTCGATGGTATCACGGAGTTTGCCTGCCTCTTTGTTTAGCCCTTTAATGCTATCCTCCAAGCCAGAACCATCGCCCTCAATCTTTACAGTTTCGACAACCGCCATATCTTCAGTTTTTCCTCTATTTTATCTTCCGTGAGCTTGTAAGTGCCTTTTGCAATTTCCACTTCGTGCGATACGCCCAGTAGTGGTTCGTTGTTAAGCACCTCTACCAAGTAACCTAAATAGCTATCCCTCATACATTGTTTAATAACTCAAACTCGGCTCGTCCTGTCGTAAGGTTTATCGTTACGTTGTTAACCAACCACCTCTGGCCGTTCCAGATTAACTTATTTTTTAGGTCGAAGTTTAGAATCTTGCCAAGTGGCAAAATAGCAGGAACCCGCACTAATCTACGGCTGGGGTTGTACAAGTCCGTAATGTAGTCGCTCCAGTATTCATTGTAAAGTGACTTATTAACCGACTGGAGAAAGTATGGGTCAAGGTCTGCGCCAAAGTTCGTACTCGTTACGTTTGCTCCGTTGGAATAGCCGCTTGAACTGCTTGCAAAGTTTAACACGTCAATAGCAACGCAGCTATCGCCTGGGACGATTGTTTCCGACTCATCTACAAATCCAATTACCGCAGTACCTGGAGCTGTAATAAGGTCAAATCCAGGTGTCATATAAAACAAAAACGGCTGCCCTAAATAGGTTTCTAATTCTCGTGTTATTGCATAGCCCGCCAATACGTTTGTTAATACGTTCGTATCTTGGTCGGTAAGCCGAGTAAAGAGCATCTGGTCGAACTGCGGCTCTACCGCCAGTTCCTCGTCCGTGTCAAAAACGAAATTAGAACGAAGGTCACCATAACCTACGTCGTTAGTAAGGCGGTATTCTTCGCCTGTAATTGCCCCCGTTTCGTTATACTTGAAATTGATTTGCTTGTACAACTGCGGGCGTTCTACTTGGCTTTCTGTTATGTCAAAGTATTGCGATAGGTCAACGTCCGTGCCGTCACCATACCATTCGTCAAGAGGCAAAAGGTCAAACTCCGTGTCGCTCGTTGGAATAATTACCAAGTTGAACATCTTGCAAAGCGAAGCCAAGAAGTCGCTTATCTTTTGCTCTGGCATCAAAGAAGGGATGTCCACGAATCCTGAAATGGATTGAGCCCCTATGTTCATCGCTGCCGCAAACGTGGTAAAAGGAGAAAGGTGCCGTGTTATGGTAATTACTACGGAAGTGCTTACTTGCTCATTTGTTGTTGTTTGAATAGCATAATATGCGGTTTGACCCTTAAGCATCCTTATGTTATCAAACGTAGTAGCCGTGGTTCCGTTTAATGTCTGCTGCGCTACAAGCACTTCATCGACAAAAATACCAACCTTGTAATCAGAAGCATAACTACCAACGTTAATTGATATGTAAAAGTCGTAGCGGTCAACTTCTTCGTCTCCAGCGGTTGTGAATGTACTGGTTGAATAGTCCCACCAATCCGGGTCGGCTGGAAGTACGATTGGGGTTTGAGCAATTAATAGAAGCCAAGGCGTAGCGGTTGGAATATCCTTGTACATATACCCAGCGTGGCGGTGGCACCACATATACAAGTTTTCAAAGTTCTCAACGCCGGTAAGGTTTATTGTAATGCCGTATTTTGCCTCAATTACTTCAATAATTGCCTCAATAGTTATCGCTGGCTTTAGGTCATAATACTGAATGCCGTGCGTTTCGTTTGGGTTGTGGTAGTGAATGTTATTTGGGTCGTGGTTTCCATTGTTTGAGTCGTAAAACCAAACGTCCTTCGCTGAAATAAGCGGATAACGCACTGGGTCAAGCAACGTGCCTACAAGTCCATTGTAAACCTGTCGCTGGTCGTAGTCGTGGTTGTAAGCCGACAAACCTTCAAGGTCGTACAAGTAGTCCTCCCCGAAAATATCGGTAAGGTTAACCAGCA